ATGAATAAACCAGAACCAACAATAATAACCATATCACATTATGGTAAAAAATTCACAGCAGAATTACCATCTGATGTAGCAATTGGAGAGCTTTGTGATGCCTTAAAAGGATTATTAAAAGCTTGCGGGTACGCAAATGAAACAATTAACGAATATATTAAAGGTGAATACGATGAATAGTAAAAATTTTAATGAAATCGTTTTAAGACGATTAGATTTAGTTGAAGAAACTTTAACTAAAAAAGCAGCAGAATATGCAGTTAATGACGATAGATTACATAACTTTAATAAAGCTGCTGCATTTACAGGTAAATCTAGAGAAGAATGTTTATGGGGAATGGCTTTAAAACATTTAGTATCTGTTACCGATATTATTGATAAAGTAAGTATTGGAGAATTACCTTCTATACATATGTTAGATGAAAAAATTGGAGATTTAATAAATTACTTATGTTTATTAGAAGTAAGTATTACAGATAAAATAGATAAAAATGAAAGATTGGATTAGAGATATAATAATAGTACTGGGAATATTTATTTTAGGTTTAATTGTCGGTTTAAATAGTCAATATAACAATAAAGAATTAAAACAATTAGATAAAGTTTATTATAATGTTGATAGTAATAATGTTTCTAAAGATTTATATTTTGAAAAACATAAAATTAGATTTTCACATATAGTTTATGCTCAAGCAACATTAGAATCTAATAATTTTAAATCAAAACTTTGTAAAGAAAATAACAATATATTTGGAATGAAAGTTCCAGCTCAAAGATTTACATTTTGTAATAATCCTTATGATTATGGAAATTATGCAAAATATGATAATATTGAAAGTTGTATTTTAGATTACAAAGCTTGGCAAATGCAAAATGCTTATAATATTACTACTGAAGAAGGGTATTTTAATCTTCTTCGTAGTATATATGCTGAAGATACTGAATATGTTAACAAATTAAAGAAAATAATAAATAGAAAATTATAAAATATGACTACGCAAATTAAAATAGCCATAATGGATATGGATAGCATAGCCTATACAGTGGGTCATGGTAATAAAATACAAATTGATGAAGTTGATGGAGAACCTGTTTATCAAAGAGATGAGTTAGGAAGATTAGTTTATATTGATAAATCAGAAGAACAACTAATAGAATCTTGCAATTTTGTTATAGGAGATATTTTAAATAAAGGAGGCTTTACTCATTATGTTGGTTATATTAAAGGTGTTAATACTATATCTCACAAATTAAATTTTAATCCAACTTATAAACAAGATAGAAAATTAGAACAACCTAAGTGGTGGAATTTTGTTAAATCTTATTTAGTAAACAATTATAATATATTTTTAGCTAATGATTTTGAAGTTGATGATTATGTTGTTTCAGCTTATAAATGTATTCCTAATTCTCATATTGTAGCTATTGATTCAGATATTCTTGCAACAACAGGTACTCATTACAACTGGAGAAAAAATGAATGGGTGACTATAACAGAAGACCAAGAAAGATATGCTTTTTGGAGTCAAATGATTACAGGAAATCATAACAACATTAAAGGTTTAGCTAAGAAAGGTCCAAAATATGCTGAAAATGTTTTAAAAGGTATAGATATATTTAAAGATAATATAGCTTCTATAATGTTAACAGAATATATTGACCATTATAAAGACGTTACTTTAGCTATTGATGAGTATTATAAAAATTATAAATCGTTAAAAGTTATAGATAATATAATTGTTGACAATAATATAGTAAAAGAATGGAACGTTTTTTAGTTAGAAATGCAATGCAATGTTTAAATTGCAATGATGTAATAGAAAGTAAATATAGACATGATTATGTAACATGTAATTGTGGAGGATGTTCTACTTATGGAGGTTTAAATTATATTCATAGAGCACATCAAGATGGAATAGATTATGTTGAATTAGATATGTATTCTACTGACCCTCATTGGGCAATAAGAGAATATGTAAAAAGACTTGGTTACGGTAAAATTGGAACTTCTGATTACGGTAAATTTAAAGTTACTTTGTTAAAAGATATGACAGATGAACATTTAAATGCTTTATTAACTTATTGTCAACATAATAATTTATATTTACCTATTTACAAAAATGAAATAGAATATCGCAAAAAAAATAATATTAAAATAGATGAACTCTAAAAAAGATAAAGTAGTATTAGAAATACTTAATAAACAATTATCTTATTTTAACAAGACTGTAGATGATGTTAAAAATAATGAAAAATGGTATGAAGAAAATTCTCTTACTAAAAAACAATATGAAGAGTGGAAAAATTTTAGTATAGATTTATTAAGAAAAAAACTTAAGTTTAATAAAACTTTTGCTATAAAAGAATTTTCGTGGATTAATTTTATGTGGGGATTTAAAGTTAAAGAAAATGAGATATAATTGTGCATTTACAATAGAAAAAGATGGAAATGCTGAATCTAAATTTGAAACAGTATCTTCAGAATCAAATAATAAAGATTATATATTAAATCTTATACAAAAAAAGTACAAAGACTTTAATATTACTATCAAATATATTAGAGAATCTATAAACGGTAAACCTAATATACTTTAATAAAAATAATATGATAATAGATGTAATATTAACAATTTTACTATGTTTGTTGTTTTTTAAACTTGCTATAAATATTTATGAAAAAATATTTTATAATATTAACGATATTAGATATATATTTTTAATAACACAAATGTTATTTGTTACATTATTTACAGCAAGTATTTTTGGAATGATGTATTATATAATATATAAGTTATGGATAGTAAATTAATAAAAATAAACTTTTTTACAAATATATCAGAATATACTCGTACTTTAGAAAAAGACAATATAAATGAAGTATTAGATTCTATAATAATTGGAATGAAAGAAGTAGGCTACACTAACAATGAAATAAAAGAAGCTTTTAAACAAAAGTTTTTTTATGTTTTGCTAAATAATAATTAAAAGAGTAGGTTTCCCTACTCTTTTTTATTTATTCTTGTATTGCTTTTGATGCAGATTCTTGTCTCAACCAAGTAGACCATCCAGGTAATAATTTTCCTGTTCTTCTTAACAATCTACTTTCATGAGCATAAGGACCAGTTTTAATTATATCTTCTCCTTGTGCAGCTTTTCCAGCTGCTTCAAAAAACTTAGCTAAGTCAGTTACAAGTTGAAGAGGGGGTACAGATTGTTGAATTAATTTTTCAGCAGCTATTGGAGAAATAAAAAATTCTATATCTGTTTGTAATCTAAAACCTAAATTCATTACATAATTTGTAACAGCACTTCGTTTTTCATCGTCATCGTCATCGTCATTACTCATTAATGCTGTCATTATTATTGAAATAGCAATCCATATAGCTAATTCCATAGCATTTTTTCGCATATTAGCTGCATCTAATTCTGATAATTCTTCTTGAGTAGATTTAAAAATTAAAGCTTTAAAATTAAAAATTAATTTTTCAATAGTGCTCATATCTTTAAATTTATCATCGTTAAATACTACAGCATAACTTCTCCATCTACCTTTTGTTTGTCTACCTAAATTAATATCATATCTTTCAGATTCAAAACGAGAAGCTACTCCTTCTGCTATCCAACTACGAAACATCATTAATGCTCTTCCGCCAACTGTCTTTTTAATTTTAACTGGAGAAAGTGGGTCATAATTACCATGAATAGTTTTTTTAACTTGTTCTAATTTTGCTTTAAATTTAACGTAAAAATCATCTTCGTTATCATAAAGAAAATTTCCTTCATTATCATAACATTCCCATAAAGATTTTTCTCCATCAGGTGTTTCAATTTTATCATGCATCATCATTGCTATAAATGTAGCACCTTGATTGATATATTCTACTTGTTTAGTTATTTCATAAGGAGCAAGTTTATTAATACCTTTTCCTAATTTAGATTTATAAAAATTAGATTGATTTAATTCATCTTGTGCTGTACCTAATACAGAAAATCTATTCATTAAAGAACTTATTTTTTTAGCATTTTTAGTTTCAATTGCACCTAAACTTGATGATTTAATTACACTTGAAAATAACATTTTCATTGCAGAAAAATACTCAGAACTGGTAAATTCTTGTCCACCTTGCGAATGTATTAAGTTGGACATTGTACCTACCATTAAATTGTTTATTGCAGAAAATAAATTCCAACCCATAGATTTCATATGAATGTACTTCATAGCAGCATCCCACATTTCAGATTGTACAAATTTTCCACCAAGATTATTTAACAATGCATCATATTGTTCAAGCAATTGTTCTTTTTCTTCATCAGATAATGAAGTATTTTCTTGAGTTTCATTTATTTTATTTAATATATACTCTCTTTCTTTTTTTTCTTCAGCAGTTAACAAACTACGTTTTGATTTAATTTTATTTTTATATTTACCATAAAAAGTATCAAAAGCATATTCCCATTGACTCATGTTATTTTTAAGAGTATTAGTAGTTTTAATAACATTTCCTTGAGAATCTGTTATAGGAGTGCCAGTACTTGTAGTTTGAACTTCTATAGCTTTTTTAAGTATACTGTCAACCATTTTGATACTATCTTCTACAGCAGCTTTATGTCTATATGTTTCAACTACAGTTACAAAAGCTTTTAATACTTTATCTAATTGAAAACTACGTTCTTTATTTAAATAACTTTGTTCTAATTCTTTTACTCTTATAGCATAAGGTGCAGTTCCAGGTTTAAGATTTTCTTTTTCTAATTGTTGTATTATTTTAATCTTATCTGAAGCAGTTAAAGTACCTTTTATCATACCAGCTTTTAAAGTAGGAATAATAGTATTAGTAATAGCATCTCTTTCTTCATAAGAAACTGAAGAATCTTCACTATCTCTTAAACCTTCTATAATTCCTTCATAAACATCTTTAAATGCTGTAGAACCATTAGATTCTGTTATTTTTTCAAAAATAGATTTTTTAAGATATGGTATAAAATTACTTCTACCTTTAATATCTTCTTTAACGTGTTCAGGAAGATATTCTAACATTTCATCTATAGTTTCTGTAAAAAAATTATAGAAAGCATATAAGTCTGGGTTATTAGATATTTGTTGGTAACTAGCATCATAATAACCAGAACTTTTACCATCAATTGTTTTTTTAGGAATAGTTAAAATATAATTTAAATTTCTATACCAATCAAAATGAACTAAAGCTCCTCCATATTCAATTCCGTTATCATGATTATCAAAATAAGAAAAAGGACTATTTTCTATATCCCAAAGACCTAAAATTTCTGAAGAATCTAATCCATATTTAACATTATTTTCAATAATACTTCTTCTTTCAAGAAATATGTTTTTTTTAGCTGTTAATTGTTTTAGAATAGTGGCGTATTCATTTTCACCAACAAGATTTATTATTTCTTTTTTATGTTCTTCAATTTCATTTTTTGTAAAAACTGTAGTTCCGTTTAAAGCAAGATAGTCATTATAAAAAAGCTTTCTCCAATCAGGTTCTACTACATTTTTGTTTTTCCATTCTTGAAGTCTTTTAAAATTAGCTATAGTTTTATTTTTATTAAATGTTCCAAAAGCTTTACCTCTTTGTGACCAAAAATTTTGACTATAAGGATGAACTAAACGTCCAGTATATTGCCCATTATCATCTTTTTGTAAAAAAATATCAAAACTAGGAGAAATCTTTTTAACATTTTCTGCTATTTTTTCTATTTCTTCATACTTTAATCCTAAAACTTTATTTGTTTTAAATCCAGCTTCTTTAATAAAAGAATCTGCAATTTGAATTAAAATATTTTCATTAGTAGATGCATCTCTAAATAAAGCTGACATAGAATCAATTTCTACTAATTCTTTAATTTTATCTTCAGTATACTCTCTACCTGTAGCTATTTGAATTCTTTGTTTAATAATTTCTAAAGCTACTTTGGATAATTTTTCTTCCATTCTTATTGCTTTTCCAGCTATAATATCTATAGCTTGAGAAGTTGGCGAACCATCATCAATATCTTCTTGAGATAAAAACTCAAACATTAAATCTTTATTAGAATAATAACTTAATATTCTAAAAGCTAAATTAATTTCTCCTTCTCCTACTTTATCAGAAGACAATAGTTTTTTAACATAAGCTTCATCTGAATCCCAACCAGCTATAACTTTATGAATAGTTAAATCATCTTTTGAATCAGCTATCATAACACTTACTTTTTTAATCATATCAAGTAATTGTAAGTATTTTTTATTATCTTTTTTAGCTTGAGCAGTAACTAACATACTTTCTAAAGTCTTTTTTCTTTGTTGAAGATTAGAAACATATAATTTTTTTTCAGAAATTAAACTAGGTTCGTTATCTTCTTGAGCAGCTAAAAATTCATCGTCTAAAAATTCTTCTCTTGTTACAGTACGAGGATATAGTAAATTAAAAGAAGTTGTATCTTCTAATCTAGAATAATCTCTTTGTCTTTGTTTTTCTAAATTTACAGGTAAATAATTTGGAACAATAGTAACAATCATTGATTCAGATTGACCTATTTGTTCAAATTTTAAAGAATGAGATGTACCATTTTTTTTGTTATATAATCTTACATCTTTATTATATCTAGGAATTAAAGATAAAAAACTTTTTTTAGATATACCTATATTTCTATATAAATCAGAAATACTTGATGTTTTTGGAAATTGCTCACCATATGCTTGCCATATAGTCATTGCAAGTTCAGGACCACATTGGCTTTCTAATCTTTTCCAGTCTATTGTTGATTTATTTGGACATTTCATTGTTTTTATTATAAACTACATTTTTTAATACCTTCTCTCAATTCTTCTTCAGTAGGCAAAGTTGCTTGACTTGGAGAAGTTTTAATTTCGGTGTTTTGGGTTTTCTGTGTCAAACTTACAGTAAGTTTTGAACTTCTACTAAATCCTACATATTTTAATTGATTAATCATCTCATAGTCAGGATTAGGAAATTGTCTAGCCATATCTATATTACCTTCATCTACATAAGAATAATCGTAAGTTCCTCCTTGAGATTTGTGAATAGTATGAGCATAAGCATAATCTACAGATTTATCTTTAGCTTTAGATTTATTTAATTTATTTTCAATATCTGAAGCAGTAGGGTATAATTCTCTCATTACTTTAGTGGCTTCTACTCTTGAAGCATAAGCTGTATCATTTACAAAATACACTTCATTTGTTAAATTATACATAGAACTAAATTCAAAATATTGTGCCCATGCTTGACCTCTTTCTCTTCCAGAAGCAGATAAAGCTTTATTTTTTAATGCAACTAATTCTTTAATATATTCAGAACTTACTTTATCTAAATCTGCTATAAACAAATCTTTATTGTTTTTTTGTTTATTTTTTGTTTTAGAAGTACTAATTTTAAAACCAGCTACTGACACTTCTTTATTTTTTCCTGGAACATTAATTTTAAAATCAGAAACATATTCTACATTATCAACAGTTACATCCATGCCATTAGGATATATATAATCTCCTCCAGGTGTATAAAATAAATTTTCATACATCATTAATAATTCACCTTTATAAAAATCTTCAGCCCCTATACCAAACATTTTAGCTCTAATAGCGGTATTAAGCTCTCCAACTCTTTTATTAGTATAAGCTAAAGCTCTTACTAAATTAGGATTTTCTGTTAAATTTTCAATACTTACCTTATCTAATAAAGAAGCCATCCACTCTTTAGCATTATTAACAAATTTGATACCTTCTCCTGTTGGAGATAATTTATCATCATGTTCAAAAATATCTACTTTTGAAGTAGGATTATCTCTAATAGGTAATAATACTTCAGCAGGCATCGGATTACCATTTGCAGTTCTCATTACTTGAGTAAGTTTAGTAATATTAGATGTTCTTCTAAAAGCTTTACCTTTTTCTTTTTGTTTAACAGGTTTTAACTGAGCTTCATCACCAATAAATAATACCTTACTCCCTCTTTCTGCTGCTAATTCTACTAAACTATCAAATAATTGGTCGTTAACCATAGAAGCTTCGTCAACAATAACAATACCATTTTTAGGTATTTTAATTTCATATTGTGATTGAAATTGTTTATCTACTAAGTTAAAATTCTCAACATCAACTCCAGGAGCTAAACCTAATAATTTAGCAACAGTCATTGCTTTTTCACCAGTTAAATCTTGCAATACTTCTTTAGCTCTATGTGTAGGAGAAGATAAAGTATAATTCTTACCTTTCTTTTTTAAATATTGAACTATAAATCTAGTAATTGTTGTTTTACCTGTTCCAGCATATCCTTGAAGAGAAAATGTAGTAGTTTCCCAAGTACCTTGTTTTATTAAACTATCTATAAAATTAGCAATGTTTTGCAAAGAAGATAACTGTTGTTTATTAAGAATTATATTACCTGTATTTATAGAAATACCATTAATATTTACTTCATTACTTAAAACTGATATTTCAGGTTTATCTACAACTTCAATTAATTCATCAAATCCATCATAAAATTTATTATTAGCAGTTTTATTACTCATTTCTTTCCAATCATTCATATTGCCTTGAGAGTAATAACCTTTAATCATTTCTTTAGGGTCAGATTCTAATAAATCAAATTTATAAAAATTACCATAAGCATCTTTATATATAGGAGAAGATATAGTTTTTGTTTCTTCTTGTAAACTAGGTTTACCATCTGTATTATCTATTCCTATTTCAGCAAGTTTAATATTAAGATAATTCCATATTTTAGGAGCTGTTTCTTTCATATTAGAAATAGCACCTTTACCAAATGGATTTTCTGCACTAAACTTAATTCCTTTAAAACCTTCTTCTAATAACGCTTCTTTTATTTGTCCAATTTCATGATTTATTTCTTTTTGAAAATCATCAAATCTGTCATCAGTCCATTGAGTTCTTTTATCGTCAACCATTGTTGTAATAGGATATGCATTATTTAAACCTCTAATAACTGCTTGAGTCATTGTTGGAAATTTACTGTTTTTACCATATGCATCCGCATACCAACTATTTGGGTCTACTAAATTATTACCAGATGTTCTAGCAGCATTATCAGTAAATAAATAAATATAATCTGTATCTTTTTTAACAGATTCTCTAGTAAATCTTTGAGATTTATCTAAAGGTATTATTTTTATGTCACTGTTTTCTGTTTTGGTAACTTTATTATAAGCATCATTCAAAGCTTTAATAAACCAGTTTTTACCACCAGTTTCCCAAACAGTATTTTGTTTAGTAGGTTGATGTGTAGAAGACAATATCCATTCACTTCCACCAAGTTTAGTGATTTCAGATACTAATCTTGGATGTTGTTCAAGTTTAGCTTTAATAATATCCACCATTAAATTATAGGTACTATTAGGACCATCATCTTTAGTAGCAGTAGATTTTAAAGCTTGATAAGCAGCTTCGGCATCAGCATATGTTTTACCTCTAAATTCTACAGGATAAGATTGAGCAATATTACCTTTAGATTTAGCTAATTCAGTTGGATTAGTTAAAGCACCAAGAATACCTTTACTATTAGATGATATTTCTGAAGATACTTTTTCATCTTCTAATAATTGAAACATTTGATTTACAGCAGCATCTAAAGCAGTTCCTTCTTTAATGTCAATACCAATAGATTTTAATGCTTCTTTTACAAGAGAAATAAATTTATCAAGTAAAGTTTTTCCTTCAGTACCGTAATCAATACCATTTAATAATTTTTGAAATTCTCTATTTCTAAATGCTTGAGCAACAAATTCTCTTTCATTTTTTAATCCATAAAATAAACCAAATTCTCTTATACTTAATGGTTCATTTTTTTTACTTTTAGCTATACCTTTTTCAGCTTCTTCTTTATATTTTTCTTTAACTTTTTTTTCAACAAAATTCATTAAAGAAGTTATAGAAGAAACTAATTTTTTTTGCAATTCTGTTTTAGGTTCTCTTAAAATTTCAACAGTTAATGCATGAAACAATTCTTCAATAACTGTTCCTTTAAATCTTTCTTCATCATTTTTAATTTTTTCAGGATTAATTGTAACAACTCTAGTTTCATAATTCCAAGAAGCTCTAGCTTTTAAATTATTATTTAATTTAATAGTAATTCCTTGAAGTTTATCAAAATTTTCTTTTAATACTTTAGCTAAAGTTGAATAATATCCATCAGCACCTTCTATAATATAATCTAAAGCTTGTTCTGATAATGTTGAATCATCAGCTAAACCCATAGATTCTAAGAAATTAACTCTTGCATAAGGATTAGATAATGGTATAGAAGGTTTAGGAGTATAAGTTTGACTTGTTATAGGAGAAACAGGAGCTACAGGAGTAATGTTATTTTTAACAATAGATTTACCTTTTCCATTAGCATTAAATTCTTGTATAGGAAAAGCTCCTAAATTGTCTATTCTATTATATTTTTTTGTATCTGCATTATATTGAAATAAAGCTAAAGTTTTATCTTTTTGTCTTACACTTACTATTTCAATAGGAAAACCTTTAAGTTCTCCTGTAGCATATAAAGCTTCTTCAGGAACATCAAAAGATATAAGTTTTCCATCTATTTTATTTGTATTTTTTAATGTTTTGTAATCTTTTATTCTATAACTATAATCAGGATTTGATTGTAATAATTGAGTAACTTCATTAGGAACAAAAGGATATGCTCCATTATCAAATACAGTATCTTGACTAGGAATAGTAGAAATATACATTAATTTGCTATTAATGTCGTAAAGTTTAGACACCATTCCAGAATATTTAATATAAGAAAAAGGTATAAATTTAATATACTGAACAGCCATTTGAACTCCACCTGTAAGATATGCATAAGAAACTATATCTTCAGCCAAACTTCTTGTATTTTCATCAATAAATAATTGTGCAAAAGCTCTATGAATTTCTGGTTCATCCATAGTTTCTCTTGTAGCAGCATTAAATTTTAATACAGAAATTCCATCTGCTTCTGTATTTATTACAGGAGATAGTCTTCTTATAAATTTATTTGTAGTAGTTGGTTGTAATGCTGCAATTCTTCTTGCTAAAGAGTCATCTCCAAGTAAAAGACGATTTCTCAATAACATTACATCTTCTTTGTATATACCTAAATCTTGACTTGAGAAATAGTACATTCTCATAACATCAGAAAGTTTAGTAGTAAAATCTACTAATTTAGTTGGAGTATCTAATTGTCTACTTGATAGTTTTGATACCCAATCAATAGTTGTTTTAAAATCTGCACCTTCGTAAGGTAACAAATTTTTATACATATTGTAAGCAGTAAAAGAACCATAAGCTACTGCCATTCCTGGAATAGTTTCGGGAACTAAATATAAACCATCATCTAATCTAACTGAACCTTCTACTTGAGTTTTATGAAAAGTACCTAATGCTTTTTCAGCATTCATTAATCCACCCATTTTAGAAAGATTTCTAACTTGGTCTATTTTATAAACTAATGTTATAATATCTTTAGGTAATCCTTTAGAATCAGCACTAATAGTTGAAGTAAGTTGTTTTAAATTTTTACCAACTTCTTTAAATTCAGCAAATTTATTAATTGCTTTTAATTGAGTAGAATAATAATTTTTTACAGTTATATCTCCAGATAAAGCGTTTTCTAAATCTGTTAAAGAAACAATAGAATTAGATTTATATTCTTCTTCTGCTAATGCAGTGTATTTATCAATTAGCTCATAAATTACATTTTCTTCTGCATTTTTATCAAAAACATCAGATAATACAGAAGTTCTATTACCAACTTCATTTATAAATTCATTTATAACAGGTTGGTTTATAAGATAACATATAGCTTCTTCATCAAATCCTGATTGAGTAGCACCAGTAATAAAATCAAAAGTATAAGTGTTAACATTTAAACTTGAAAGTAATTGTTCTTTTTCTTCATCTACAGATGCAGATTGAAAAGCTGAATGTGTACTTGATTTAAGATTACCGTTAACATCTTCTCTTTCAGACAATCTAGTAGATTTTCCAGTAAGATATAAAACTTGTTCAACTTTTCTAGCTTTACCTTCTTCATCTACTTCAATAGTAGTAGTGTATATTCCTCTATCTTGAATAACAGCATTTAAAGTATTAGATGCAGAAAAAACTCCTGTACCTGCTTTACCGCCTCTAGCACTTATATATTTTTTTCTATCATATTTAGGTGATAATGGAGATAGTTCTTCTTTAGGTTTAATAGCTAATACTTTCTTTTTAATATCATGTAATTTACCAAAACCTAATGGAGTTTTAATTTGAACCATTACTTCAGGGTCATTTAATATTTCATGATATATATCTATAATTTCATTTTGAACTTCGTATTCTCTACCACCTTTAGTTTTCTTTTTATTACGAATTTCATCTTCATCTCCTTCTTCTATTTCGTCTACTTCTTGATTTTCATCTACTAATACAGTATCACCAATTGTATATTTAGATATTGTTTTTGTAGAAGGGTCGTATTTAGTATTATACATATAAACGTATAATTTATCAACGTCAAAGTCGGAACCCATTTGTTTAGTTAAATCTCTTGAAGCTACAATTAAATCTCCCATGTAACTAGGTAAAAAACCTGCTATCTTAATAGACAACATTGAGTTTTTACCTTGATTAGGAATACGAAATCCTAAAAGTCTAAGTAATTCTTTAGGTACAAGAGTAGTATCTAAAGTACCATCTTCTTTTACAAAATCTTTAACATTTAATAATACTCCTTTATCATCTCTAAATTTAAAAGGAACTAATACCTCATCATGAGAAAGTCCATCATGTTTAGAATCTATAAAAACAATATCTGATTTTTGTTCAGCAGTTAAATCTTTATAATCTTTTTGAGTTTTAAATCCAGCTTCTGATGCTAAAATACCAGAAAAACCAGGCATTTTAAGTTTACGAACTTTTTTGTCAACTATAGACATCAAAGCACTTTGTACTTTAAGTCCAGAATTATTAAATAATAAAGGAACTACAAATTTACCATTTTTTACTTCTAAAGATTTAAGGTCATTAGTAGAATAATTTCTAGCTTCTCCTTCTCTAATTAAAAGTTTAGATAATTTTTCAATATCATAAGTATAACCGTCAACTGTTTCTTTAAGATTTAATTCTTTTACAAGTTCATCATAATGAATTTGATATATTTCTTTTTTTAATTCAAAATATTTTTGTTTAGTTGATTCTAATCTTGAAGGTAAATCAGCAACAATTAATTTATCTGCTTGAGTTACAGTATTTACAAATTGTTTGTCTTTATTATAAGGAACTTCTTGTTGAATTCTAAACCCACTTCTAGGTAAAGAAATTATAGAATCTTCTAAGAATTCAATATCAGAAAGAAACTCTCCATCTGACCCAAAAACATTAGTTAATTTAGAAGGAAATCCTACTTTAGCTCCAGATTTAAATACAAATCTATCAACTTTTCCTTTTTCCATAGCAACTCTAAGATTATTTATTTCTAAACCTCTTGTTAATTGTGGAATTAAAGGAAAACTTGATGTTTTAATATATATAGGACGATTAAGACGATTTTTAATAATAGTTTCTCTATATACAGGTTTCATTGCTTGCAATATTCCTAATTCTTCAGAAGTAAAATCATTAGGTTTACCATCTTTAATTGGAGTATTTGCTTTATTTAATAAATTTTTATAATCTTCTTCATTTAACTTACCTGTATGATACATTACATACAAATGTTCTTGTAAAGTAGTATACTCTTGAGCATCTGTACCATCTATAGTACTATAATCTTTAATTTTATCATCAGATAAACCTAATTTTTTATAATAATCTAAACTATAAGATACCATTTTAGGGTCAGCAGCAAATGCTTGTCTATATTCGCTTTTACCTACATTAATTAAATCGTAACCAGGTGCATTTTCAGACGCTAATCTTTTACCAATATTAATCCAAGTTTCTTCAATGTTTCCTTTAAAATAAAAAAGAGGGTCTGTTATAAAAGATTGAAACATATTATGTTTAAAAATATAATAATTTAAAACATAATCTGCTGCAACTTGAATATTTTTTTGAGTATCGTTAGTAATATGAGAACCCATCTTTTTAAGATAGTCAGCGTCCATAAATTTAAACTCATTGTTTTCAGTAATGATGTTTAACTTTTTCCATTCTGCTACTTGATTGTTTATTTCAGATTTTAATTTACTATTTAACCATTTTAACAAAGAAGCTCTAACTTCTTCAGTATCATTAGTTATTAATCTACCATTTTCTTCAGAAAATAATCCTGGAATAAAATTAGGGTTTTCAGGGTCAGTAGTATTTAATTCAGGATAATTAAATATGTACTGATTACCACTCACTCCATTTTGATAATTAACACTATTTCTGTCTAACTCACTTTCAATTGTTTTAAATACTTCTTCTACTATATTTTTAGACAATTCAAATTGATTACCATTAAATACTATGTTAACTTTTTTAGTCAAAGTTTTCATAATAAAAGTAGCTTTTTTATCAGACATTGTAGGAAACAAAAATTTGTTATTTGCAAATTGAGTTAACCTAAACAATTCGTATTCAGCATCTGTACACTGGTCTAAAGATTTATTATCTTGTGTAGAATTTTGTATTTTAAGAGTATCAGCGTATTCAAAACTAAAAACTTCTTTAAATTCAGCATTGTTTTCAGCAAGCATTTGCAAATACCAAGAGTTTGCTGCAAAAGGACTTTCTAGCATACTTTGAGCATAATCAGGATTTTGCAATCTTGCAAATTGAATACTAGCGTATTTATTATTTGAAAAAGTAGATATAGTTTTATTTTCTCCATTTACAAATGAAGTAGATGTAGCATCTGGGTCAAATCTTGCTTGTAAATCTGCAAGTTTCTTAACACCAATATTATTGAATAAAGGATTGTTAAGAGATAATTTATTTTCTAAATCACCTTCAGATTTAACTAAAGCTTGATACATTCTATTAAACCAACCTTTTTTATCTTTAACTAAAGATATAAAGTTCATGTTTTCAAAATACTTACTATCTTCTTTAGAATTTTCAACTATATAAGTAAGAACTTTTGGATGAAGAGTTATACCAATTTGAGATAACCATGCAGCCAATGCTTCAGGAGTAGGATTTTTTATTATATCTTCATATTCAGCTATTAATAAATTTCTTACATTATTGTCAATAACCATGTTACCGTCTACTTCTTTAACTATAGGTAAGACTACTTGAGAAGCTAACCAAGATTGAACAATTTCTCTAGCTATAGAGTTTTGATTAGTATCTATAGCTTTTAATTTAACTGACTTTCCTCTATTGTCTACAAGAGAAGTAGTCATATTAATTTCATGTTTAGATATAAATTTAGCAAACTCAATCCAATATCTTTCTCCACTTTCGTTAAGCAAATCAATAGTTGGTCTTAACCAAGGCATTATAGAAACTTTATTTTCTAAAGCTGCTTTTAATAAATCAGTGTTTACTCTTTCTTCATGAGTAAGAGTAGAAGCTATAATTTGTAATTTAGGTATAATTTCAGAAGCTTCTTTATATAAAGGAATTCCTACATATCCTGTTTTTTGTACAAAATTCTCATCAACATCTCTAACCATAAAGAAAAGTTTTCTTAATCTAGGAGAAGTAGAAAGAAAAGGGTCTTCTTCATAAGTTTCTTTGTTATGATTTTTTTCTTTTCCTTTTTCGTCTTGGTCAAAGTTATCTTCATCTATACCTTTTTCAGAAATTTGATGAAGTTTTTGAGTTATAAGTAACTCAAACATAGTTTGATTATCTATAATTCTTTTAATATCAATAGCTTCGTCAATACTATTTTCTTTAACTAATTCTTCATATTCTTCTTTAAAATCATTAAACAATTCAGTCAATAAATCTCTACTAGAGAAACCTTCTTTTCTATTTTGTATAATAGTAGCAGTAAAATATTTAACTATAGTTTGTTGTTGAGGACCTGTAAAACCTTCTATTAACCCGCTATCAAACTTCAATTCATTTATAAATTTTTGAGCATCAGAATAATTAAGCTCAAAATCTTCTTCAGAAACCATCCATTGTTTAAAAAATGCAACAGTTCCGTATTTTTGTATAAGTGCCTGGTTTGCAGGTAAACTCAGATTAGGACATTTCTCCATAGTGTTACAAAGTTATGCATTTTTTAATTCTATCCAATACTTCTTCATAATTAACAGTCTTAAGACTTTTTTGATTAAATTTTTTAAACCCTTCTATATCTTGTTTACTTCCTAATATGTGTATTTGTTCTGGTTCAAATATTACAATTTCTGTATTATACGTTTGTTTAATAGGTCTTAAATTATCATCAGCTAACATGTCTGTATAAGCTCCATCAAATTTATCACTAGTTAATTTTTGAAGTTCTTTGTCGGATATTACACTAATATCATCTAAATTTCTATAATACTTAGGGTTTTTAAGGTTTACTAAAGCTGTTATGATTCCTTTATTTGTAGTATTTGTTCCTTTATAAATTCCTTCTTGAAAAGATGTTGGAAGAGCAATAGTTTCTGAAAAATACACACCGTTAGTAATTCCAACATCATCACTATTTACTCTAAAATTAAAGTCAGTAGAATTTTTTACTAATTTAGCATTAGGGCTACCATGATAAACAATATCTTTTACTTGACTATTAGGAAATATAGTATCTAAGTATTGAGAGTATTGTTCTTGTGTTCCTATAGAAGCTAATTCAGGATTAGAATCAAAGAGTTCTTCTACTCCAGGTTTTATTGATATAATATCAGGTTCAGCATCTGTTTCTTTGTTAGACTTGACAGTAAATCCTAATTTAGACTTACGAGGAGTTTTTGGAACAACAGGAGTTTCAACAGTTTCAGGTTTACTTTCTAAAGCAGTTAGTTCTGCATCAACATTCTTTATTTTGTTATCAAAGAATGATGTATCATTACTTGTTATAGTTCCCGTAGATGGGTCAAACTCTCCTTTAAATTTATTGTATAAGTCAAGTTGTTCTAGTTTTTTAGTTTCGTATAACTTTCTAAGATTTTGTAAATCTTCCTTGGTTACATTACTCCAAAATTTATCAAAATCTACACCATCTATTGTCTCTCTAGTTCCTATTACAGAATCTGCATTAGTAATTCCTTTTTTAGCGAGTCTTTCCCAAACAAAACTAATAAGTTCTTGGCTTAAACTTTTCTTTCTTTCTATATCAGCTTTAGCATCTGTAACAACTTTAACTTTTGGTTTTACAACAGGTGTTACAACTTCTTTTTCATTTATTTCAAAACCTACAGTTTTTTGATGAAAAGCAGTTACACTTCCATCAGGTAATTTATGGTCTTTTACATTAGTTGTAAGATGTTCTAAAATAAAATCTCTATAACTCATTTTCTTAGATACAAGTTTATTTCCTTCAAATTTTCTAAAAGTGAAAGTACCCATACCAAGTTTCTTAGCAGAAATATTAATTTGAGATTGAGATATTGTATTAATTAATCCATTAACTGTTGTATTAAACGTTACATCATTAAGTTCAACAGTAGTTGATAAACGACCTGCTTGACTAAGAGTTGTAGTTGTAAGTTTAATTTTACCATCAGGAGTTCTATACATTTTACGCAAAACTCCTCCATCTTTAGACCAAATCAATGTTCCTGATTTAGCATCAAAATCTACATAATTTCTGTTTTGTTTTCCAACAGCAATAGATTCATAATTTTTTTCAAGATTATGTTTTAAAAATAAATATTGTTCTAAAAACTCTTGAACTTGCGTACTGTTTTGAGCATCAAATTCTGTTGGGTCAGCTATACTTCTATCAGCTTTAAAAAAAGCAGTTATTATTTTAGTTAAATCAGATTTAATCTCTGATTCATTTTCCATATTTACTCTATATAAAGGAACAGCTAAATATTTACCTTGAGTTTCAGCAAGATAATATACAACTCCAGGAATAAAACTATTTTGTTTATTTAAAATATTATCTGAAATATCAGAAGATATAACTCCTTTTGAACCACTAGACAAAGAGTTTGAACTTAATGCCATAGCTAATTTAGGAGCTATCAATCTTTGAGAAGCTTTTTCTTGGTCTTTAGTTGTAAATAAAAATCCAAGAGTTTTACTGGTAATAGTTGCAGATACTCTGTTTTTATTAACAACTATTTCTCTAAGAGCCATTAAATTTTTTCTATTTTCTTTTAAATTATCTACTCCATCAATAACTTCTACTACTCTAGTTGGATTAATATAATCTATTGTATGTACATAAGCTACAGTTTCACCTTTTTCGTTTTTAATAATAATAGGTACAAATCCTATACCTTTATCTAAAAGTTGTTTATAAGTAACTAAATTACCTTCTTTGTCTTTATAAGGAACAAAATCTTTCTCGGAAACAACTTCTAATATAATTTTAGTACCTGGATTATATTGATTATTAGACAATATATTTTTATCGTAATTTTGAGAAGGGTCTAAAGTATCAGATGCATCTTCAATATTAAAAGTTAAACCTTTAAGTTCTTCTATATACTCTCTTGAAGAATAACCAAATTTATTATCTGCTGCTATAAGTCTTTCATTTAAATATATAAGTTTTCCTAAAGTATCTCTTATTGACCCAGTTGAATCAGTAGATAAAGACATTGCAATAGCATCTCTTAATTCTTTTTCTATTTTTTTAAATTGAGTTGGAGTTAAACCGTAAAACTCTCCATTCATGTAATCTTCTATATTGAAATTAAGATTTTGTCCATTAAGAACAGGGTCTATATAAATATCATCAAATGTTTTATTTGTAAATTCAGAAACTCCGTAAACCATTGTAAAAATAGGTTTGATATATCTATCAAAATGTTTAGCAGTCATATCTTTACCCATTACATTACTTATGTAATTAACAGCAGCTTCTGGAGTATTAATATCTTGTTTTTGTAATTGAGGAAAAATTCTTTCTATAAAAAAATCAAACAACATTTTACTTTTGTCAAACTGAGGATTAGCAGAAGGCTCATTATCAAATATAACTTCTAAATCTTCATCTTCCATCATTGCAAAAAATGCAGATATTTCTCCATCTAAAGCTGTGTTTACAGGAGGAGGAGTAGTTAATGGAATCTCAGAAATATCTTCACTAGGAATAGGTGTTGTTAAAGTAGGTTCGGGTATTGGAATAGGTACAGTAAGATTTGTTTCTATAGGAGAAGAAGGTTGCGGAACTGGAGCTGGAGGAGGTGTTGGCGTACCTGTTTGTTTTTTATTTGCTTGTTTAGAAGTTTGTTTTTCTTTTTTCTTTTTTTCTAATTGAGATTTTAATTCTTTTTTAGAATCTTCTTTATAAGCTTTTTGAATTTTTTTTCTATATTCAGTAGACATAACTAAATCAAGATTTTTTTGATTAGCTTCTAAAGATTTACTTACTTCATCTTGATTAAAATGAGTATCTTTAAGATTACGATACTCTTCCATACTATTTAATAAATTTTCTTTATTAGAAGGAACTTCAATATTACCATTATTATCAATAGTATAATCTATGTTTAATGCTAATAATTTTTCTTGAAGTTTATTTTGATTAAAACTTTCATCAGCTCTAAGTTCTCTACTTAAATTAAGCAACTCTTTTTCTTGAGATTTTAATGTATATAAATCAAAAGTATAAGATGGACTTATACCTTCTCCTAAAGATTTAGCTTTATTATAAAGTTTTTCTTGTTCTTTAGTATGATTTACAGCAAATCTAATATCTTGTTTATAATCATCATAATCCATGTCACTAGCATCTTCAGATAATTTTTCTTCAGATATTAGTTGTTCTTTTGACTTTTTTTGTTCTTCTTCAAGCATACTATATAATGATGAAGTAGTACCAGATATAAAATTAGAAACTGCAATATTATCAATTAGTTGACGTTTTAAAGATTTTGCTTCTTCTACATTACCTTCTTGTTCAGCTTGTTTAAGTAAAGTTGTAAATTGAGATATAGCACTCATAGATTTTACTAAAGCCGTACCTTTTTCACCATAGTTTGCTATAATTTGAGACCTTCTAGTTTGATATTGTTCTTCTGCTTGTTTAGCGTTTTCACGACCAGTAACAGCTTGAATACCTCCTGTCATAGCTGCTCCACCAACAGCACCTAAAGCCATTGATAATAAACCTTCTTTAGAAAATAAAGAAGGAATTAATTCTGCTTCTTCTTCAGTTATAACTCCTGCTTGAGCAAGACCTTTGTTTTGTGCCCAAACATTTACACCTTCTTCTAAAGCTTCTTGAGTAGATTCAGATGCAAGTTTGCCAGCTGTTCCCATTAAACTTGTAGGTTTATATTTTGCTGTTCTTTCGGTAAAAGCTTCTAATGTTTCATTAGCTCCTTTTTTTAAAACATTAAATTCTTTAATATCATCTATACTTCTACTATATTTTGCTTTTTTAAATATAGGAGAAAGAGAAGTATAGTTAAGAGCAAAATTAAAATAATTTAGTCTAGTAGCTGTAGCTGCTGCTTCTGCTGCTTCAGGGTCAACAGGCATTTGAGCTATTTCTTCATTAGTAAGATTAAGAGAGCCTTTAGGTAAACCTTGTGCCTTTTCCATTTTATCTTGAATAACTCTTTTATAAACATCTGCACCTCCCATAACTCCTTCAGCATGAGTTAAAGCTAATGTTGAAACTACTTGAGAACTTGCAGAAATAGCATTTGCTAATCTTGGAGCTGCTGCAAATAAACTTCCAGCTACTTTTCCAAATGCTCCTCCTATTCCAAAACCTAATGCTCCAAAAGCACCAACTGATTCAAATAAACTAGAACCATTTTCTATCCACCATGCACTATCAGCAGGGTCAAATGCTTTAGTATTATCTTTTCTATATATAGGAAATTCAGCATTAACTTCAGTTTGCTTATCTTTAGCCCAAGTAGATAACCAATTTTGAAAATTAGTATCTGCAAGTCCCATTGCTCCTCCCCAATTTTCTAAATCTGCAATATTGCCTGCACTTTCTAATACCATTAATCCAACTTGAGGTAAAAATTTAGAAGCCGCATTTGTAAGTTCTTCGCTAGTAGTTTGTTTATCAGCACGATAATTATCTAAACTACTATATTTTAAATATTCTGGAGTAAGACCTTCAGTATCTTTTGTATCAAATAAAGGTTGAGAAATATACTGAGGTTTATCTAAATATTTTAAAAGTCTTTCATTTTGTTCAACAGGTTCTCCTGCAAGGTATTTTTCTAATCTACTTGGTTCCATAAATTCTATCGTATATATTTAAAGCAGCTTGATATTTACCTAAAGGTGTATTTTCCGTAATATATTCTGTTATTACTTCACCATTATGCATTGCATGATAATATTGACCACCAGCATCAGTTACAATTTTAGCAGGAATATTATCAGGTCCTATTTCAGCTGTCATTAAAGGATATCTTTCAAGACCTACTAACGATTGAACTACAGCTTCTTCTTTATCTTGTTTTTCTAATTCAGAAGAAAAATAATAAGGTACACCATCTACATTTAAAACATAACCAGGATATCCTTTAAACATTGGGTTTCCTGCTTTAATTTCTCCTACAACTTGTACATCTTTAGCTTTAGACAATACTTCGTTGTAAAATGAAGCTCCTCCTGCTTCACCAGAACCTACATATTTCTTTCCTGTTTCAGGATTAACTGCAACTGCAAATCTTCCAGCACCAGTATTAAAGTATTCATTTTTAGGACCTGTAGGAAACATAACAGTTGTTTGGTCTTTAACTTTTTCTGGATTAGCGTATAACTCTAAAGGTAAAGCAATTTCAGCATCTTTATATTGTTTAACTACATTATTAATTGCGTTTAGTTTAGCTTGTCCAGTTAATTTACTTCCACTTTCACTATTTTCTACACTTAATTTAGCTTGGTCATACATAAAAGATTGTTTAGGTGTAGCTTTTTGAACATTATCTTTTATAATATTTTCATCAAATACATCTGCTGTTCTTAAAGCAACTTCTGCAATATTATGAGTAATCATAGGAAAAACTTTACGTAAAATAGCTATTGGTGAACCAGGATTAGTTTGAGTTATATAATCTAGCATTTGAGCAGTTGTTTTAGATGCTTCACTATCAGAACCATATTTACTTGTTTTTAGATTACCTTGTTCATCAAATTCTCCATCAAATTGAGTTTTGTTTTGAGGATTAAAGTAATCAGAAAAATAAGTCATAGTACGATTTTTTTCTGCATCTTTAGCTTTAGCTTCAGCTAATTTTAAACCAAAACCTTCATTTTCTCCTATCTTATAACCAGTAAAAGAATCATTAACTCTAAACAATGCTCCTGCTGCATCTAAAGCTGGATTTATTAAAGATTCTCTATATTGTTGTTTAATAATTTCATCTTTTTCTGGGTCACCTGTAAGTTCTAAATTTTCAGAATAATCTCTATTTAACATTGCATTAAATCCAGCATCAGCAACTAAGTATTTACTTACAGCTGAACGTATTTCTTCAGGAGTAAGAGTTCTTGTTTTTCCAGAAGTACTAGTAGTAACAGTTCTAAATGCTTTCATCGGGTCAGTTGTTACTTTATTTTCAGCATCATAATAAGTTATTTTTTCAACATCTTCACCAAAATCTTTAGGTTTCATCATAGAAGCTGCTTTAGTTGTTAGTTCAGCAGTATTAACATCAGCTGCTCCAGCATAAGGAGTTACATTTAAATTAGAAAATGTTCTTTTTTCAGCATCCCATCCAATAGAAGGTAAACCTTTTTCAAAAGCTTTAAGTCTATCTTGTCTACTAAATTGATATCTAGGGTCTTTAGAAATCATTTCTTTTTGTGCTTGAATTTCTTTATTGCGTTGAGCAACAGACATATAGTTGTTAGCAGCTTCAGTAGCTAACTTTAAAGTTTTCCACCTAGCATTATGTAAATCATCTTTGTCTATATTTTTTAATTGTTCTGAATATTGACTGTATATTCTTTCAACTTCAGGTCTATCAATTTCATTAGCATTTAATGCCATTTGACGAAGAGCTTCTTCTGATTTAGTTAAATTTTCGTACGATTTATCATATCTGTTTTGTAATACTTCTCCTACTTTAAGACCTGCTTCTAAAGGTAATTGTTCTGGAACAATTTGTAGTTTTGGTGCGACAAATTCCGCTTGATTCCAATTTATAGCCATTTGTAATTTTATTTTTAATACTGAACTACAAAGATAGATATATTTTAAACAAAAAAAGCTTAGATTTTACTCTAAGCTTTTTATTTTTATTTCTTTAAAGAACGTTTTTTTACAGTACCACCATTCATATAAGGATAAGTATAGGTGTTAAATGGTATAACATAACGATTAAGTTTATCTATACTCGATTGTGTAGAAGGAGATAAAGTTGCAGGACTATTAGAATTATTAAAATTATATTTAAGTTTAGGTTCATAATTAGAATTAGAATCAGAATTAGAATTAGAATTAGAAGTAAAATTAGAACCAGGCATTCCTATATCTCTACCAACATTACCACTATACATGTTTTTCATAACATCCCAATATGCCATTTGGTTATTTTTGGCAATTTGATTATTAAACATATTAGTCATATTATCTCCTGAAGAACCAATAATTTTCATTCTATTACCAGCTTTCCATAAATTATAATTATATAGATTTTCTAAGTTATATTGGTCAATACCTAAATTAGCTTGTACTCCTTGATTATAAGCAGCAGCTTGTGCTCCAGCATAAGCGTTATCTAATTGAGCATTAGCATTTCTTTCAGTTTGAAGAGAACGACCTTTATTCATCATTTGTTGATTTCTAATCTTTTGTAAATTAGCAGCTTGAGTAGAATAACTACCACTTCCTAAATTTACACCTCTTCTTGCTCCAACAGTTTCAGCATCTATTGCTGCTCTTTCTCCGCTATAATCAACATAACTAGGTCCTCTACCTGCACTAAAAGCTACATCTTTTATTGTTCTAGGAGGTGCAATTTTATTAATTTGTTGATTTTGTAGTATA